GTCACGGTGGAGGGGTCAATCTCACCGTACACCCTGAACGCATTCTCTGATGTATCGCTGTACTCCATGATGTCTACGCTATTCGACGTGGGCCCATATAACGAAATGTTCATTGAGGATAATGAAGATGAGGTTTCATTGATTCTGCGACCACTGCCGTTCCATGACGTAAGTGGTCATTCCATTATGGGAGTCGTAACGCCTTCTCCTGGTTATGACACCCCTGTTTTAGATATTCCCGGAGAGGACATTCAAAGTATCACCTCCACACGCTCCGACAAAGGTGTGGCGAACTGGTATTGGTCAGCCAATACCAAGTGGGTTCTGACCAATGACGGCGTAATGATGCTGCAAGCCCAGCAAGCCCTGACCGAAGATAAGCGCCTGTACCCAAATAGCGCAATGGAGCGGTACGGCTTCCGCAAGATGCACATCGAATACAAACTAGGGGCTGAGTCAGAAGTTCCAGATTCAGATACCGGAACGCCAGATGTAATCGCCAAAAACAAAATGACGCCGATTGAATGGGCAAAGAAGCGCCGCCAGCTCCTTGCCGAGTTCAACAAGGACAACGTGGTGTTCGAGTCTGGAACGATGCGCGTTCGCGGCAACGAGAAGATCAGGGCTGGTCGGTTTGTCACATCTAAGCGCGGCGGCACGAATGAAAGTTGGTTCTACGTTGTGAGTGTTGACCATGACTTTGTTCCATTTCAGGGGTTTTTCACCATAATCAATTATGAGCGTGGTACAGGATTCATTAACCGCGCAAGCAATAGCAGCAGCCCATATTTGAAAGAAATGAATGTCGGAGGTATTCGATGATTGAATTTGGGCGCGTTGTTGCCGTTGATTGGAAGAGCCATACAGTTGATCTGAAAATGTCCAGTGACGGGCGTTTATTGCAGGATGTGCGTGTCGCGTCCCAGTCTGCCTCTTCCGATAGCGGATTGAGTGACCTGCCAAAGCCAGGTGCGGTGGACAATGTTACCGGACTGCCAAAAACCAATAGTGACCGTAGCGTCATTGCTGTGGTGGCATTTTATTACGACCTGCCCGTAGTCATCGCCTTCCTTCACCCGCAAGCCTCTCAGCTTCGCCTCAATGACGAAGAACGCATGATGAATCGGCACGCCTCGGACGTGTACCACACCATCGACAAGAATGGGAACATGGAGCTACGCCACCCGTCAGGTCTGTTCATTCGCATCGCCACCGATACGGCACACGAGGACTTAGCACCAAAGAGCCACGGCGAAAAATGGCAGATCAAGCGCAACACTGAAAAGCAAGTACATCTTCACATTGAGCAAGCTGGCGGAAAGGCAACTCTGGACATTGCGCCGGACGGGTCTATCGCGATCACCACGGCAACAACCGTGTCAGTAAATGCGACTGGCAATGCTACGGTGACTTCTGGAGGCAATGTTTCAGTAACTGCAACTGGCACGGCCAAGGTTCAGGCGGGCGGCAAGGCGACCGTGAAGGGCGCATCTATCGACTTAGATGCTGGGAGCGCCATGAAAGGCATTGTTCAAGGTGATTGCGTTTGTGCGTTTACCGGCCAGCCGCACGGCCAGTTTTCTGCAAAAGTTAAAGGGAGTATGTGATGGCAATGACAGCGGCGGGGATGGCGGCAAAGATCAAAGCGGCAAGGACAAGTTTACCGGCTTCTGACGGCAGCGCAGGGCAGGCCGCAGCTCAAGCTGATGCGATGCTGCTGGCTTTGTGCCAAGGAATCATCAATGAGATCGTGGCAAATTCTGAGTTAGTGCCAGTATCCACTGATATTGGCATTGCAGGATCCGGCATTCAGGCCGGAAAGGTCAAGTAAGACTACTTTGCGCACCAAGCATCTTTCCTGCGGATAATTAGTTGAATATCTTGCCTCCCTGTAATTAAATCTACCGGGGACTCTATGACAAAATACTTTTTATCCCACTCGATTATTCTGCCTTTATGCTTCTTGAAATAACCCACCCCCCTGCAGGGTACGTTTTGCCCAAACTTGTTTATGAAGTCGCCGCCGCACTGAATTGGATGCCTAGCCAATTCGTCTTTCAAATCTGGTGATGCGAGCATTTTTTCTATAACACTGGCAACTCCGGCAGCCCCGGCGATGCCGGTAAATCGCACATTTTCGCACTCAGGCGGAATTCCTCGGTCAGTATTAGAAAACTCGTCAGCCTGCGCCAACGAACTCATAAAAAATGCCAGTACGATAAATGCAAATTTCATGCGAACCTCCAAGTTGAAAGATAATCTCATTCTGCCTGTTTTATTCGCCTCTGGGTACCCCGATTTTGTCGTGACGCCATGATGCTGTTATGGCCTCCATTCCAACAAACTCTAGCGGTTTACCTTCCCCTGCAAGTCAGAAAGAGCGGACTGTTTTCTTTCGTTTGGTAAAGAAAGGGGCGGGCGAGTTGTCTGGCCCAAGCATCCCCAAAGGACTGGGCGAGTTAAACGGACATACGCTTTCGATCAATCCTGAAGAGTTGACCGTAACACAGCCATCGCGTGTATCCGTACAGCAAACGCTAGGCGCTGCGTGGGTGGATAGCTTCGGCCCCGGTCTGCGCACGATCAATATATCTGGCACGACTGGATGGCGCGCAAAGCACGCTGGAGGTCGCGATTGGGAAGAAGAGCTTAAATCGCTGCACAACGAGGCATTTAAGTTGTGGCATCAGGAGCGTGAGGCACGCGCGAAAGACGGCCTAGACCCAGAAGATGTGCAGCTTGAATTCGTTGATACCCTAGATGGAATCGCCGTCTATGTCGTTCCGCAGCAATTCGTTCTCAAGCGCAGCAAGTCGCGTCCTTTATTGGTGCAGTACAACATTGGCATGATGGCTACGGCGGACATTGGGTATTCATTCCCAGTCCAAGAGGTTGGGCTTGATGCAAAGGCAGCGCTGGATTCATTCGATCAAACGGTCGCTGACATGGAAAAAATGGCGGCGGCAATAACGGCTGCTGTAACTTCTGCGCTGCAAGCAGTTACCAAGCTGCTGAATAAAATTAACAAGATGATGGCTGCCGCGCAGAACATTATGAAGGCAGGGGGAAGCATAATCTCTGCAATCAGTTCCATCATCAAGAAGGTCGCGCAGGCACTGAATAACTTCTTTGCCATGCTTGCGGCACTACGAAATTTCCCCGGAAAGCTGACATCAATGTGGAAACAGGCAATGGGTTTGTTTCGCAATCTGCAATGCTTGTTCAAGAATGGATTTAAGGATGCTTGGAAGCTGGAAAAATATGACGACTTCAATGGCGCTGCAAACTGCTCTTCTACGAATGGCGGGAGCCCGCTATCGCCATTGCATAACGTGAACGGGCTCACTTTATTGCCATATCCGAAGCCGCCAAGAATCGCAAGGCCGCACAAGGTTCAGGAGCCATACCCAAAACCGCGCAAACCCCTGCTTGCTACTCCATTGGTATTTTAATAAATGGCAACGGCTAATGAAAATCCAATCACCATAAGTGCAGAGGCACAGGCTGCGCTGGATACGCTCGCCAATACTGATCCGGTTCTTGCGCCGCTGGACTTGACGACTCTACTTGCGCTTGCCAACACCATTGCCGATGGTATTGCTGTGGACGGGCAAGTATGAGTCAGTTTGAAACGCCATTATCAGGGCTTCGGCAAGTCGAGCTGCTTTGGGAGGATACGCTTCAGCGTTTGGCGGCCCGCGAACTCGGCGACGCTGCGCGCTGGGTTGATATTGCGAATCTGAATGGTTTGATGCCGCCGTATGTCACCGGTGATGATCTACTGGCATCGGATACGGTCGCTCTGTACGGGGATGTGCTATGGGTTCCATCAGCGACATCGGTGGTATCTGCGCGCTCGGACGCGAACTTGCTATTTGAGCAGGATGTGATGCTGACTGATGGAAAATTAACGGCCAATAGCGGCGATTTCGATATTTCTTTCGGTATCCAAAATCTTATGCAGGCCATGCGGCATCGCGTAATGACTGACAAGTCTGAACTGCTTTATCACCCTCAGTACGGGTGTGATGTTCGACGCCTGATAGGCGGAATAAATGGGCCTGTTGCTGACCTGCTTGCTGCATCGTATGTATCAGCCGCCTTGCGTAGCGACCCGCGAGTGAGCGATGTTACGAAGATCGTCGCAACGACGACGGGCGATCAATTATATGTCGATGCCGATGTCGTCCCAATCGACAAGCGTCGTATCCAGTTTGGGGGGTATTTCTAGTGGCTTTTCAAATCCGTGATTTTGCGTCAATTGCTGCTGGCATGATTAACTACATGCGTGCAACGCAGGAAAAAATAACCGACTTCAATGTTGGCAGTGTTGCTCGCACATTGGTTGAAGCCCCTGCTGTGGAACTCGATGAACTGTACCAGCAAATGTTTATTGGGCTGCGCGAAGCAATCCCGGTATCTGTCTATAACTCATTCGGATTTGGCGCTCTACCTGCGGAGGCTGGGAGTGGTGCGGCACGATTTTCCTGTTTGGCGGCTGCGCCGGCGAATGTGTTGATTCCGGCTGGCACAGCAATACGTGCCCCATCTGGAACATACAAGTACGCGACTTTGATTGATGCGACATTGCTGTCTGGACAGACACATGTTGATGTGATGGTGTATTGCGAAGTTGCAGGTAGTATTACCAATGCACTCGCCAATACGCTGACAGAAATGGTGTCTCCGATCAGCGGGATTGATTCGGTGGCGAACCCGGTAGCCTTTACCAATGGGCGAGAGGCAGAAACTGAGCTAGAGAGAAAGGTCAGGTTCCAAGGATACATAGCATCGCTTCCTCGTGGAACGTCATCTGCTGTTGCCTATGGCGCGAAACAGGCAAGCCTGAAAGATGTGAATGGGCTGATTATTGAGGACGTGCATTTCGTCAAGATTATTGAGCCCTACCTGACTGATATTTTGCAGCCAATTGGGTTGGCGCTTTGCTATATCCATAATGGAGGTGGCGGTACATCGGGGAGTTTGGTTGCTGAGGCGCAAAAGATTATTGATGGATACCGCTTAGTTGATGGAACGCCGGTTCCTGGGTGGAAGGCCGCTGGCGTCGTAGTAAATGTGATCGCCGCCGGGGAGCTGTTAGTTAATGTAACTGCCGTCGTAACTGTGTCCGGCTATTCAGATGCTGCAATAACTCGAACCGCCGTATCGGACGCAATCCAAGCCTATTTGCGCGGGGTGGACATAGGAGTGGCTGTCAGCCCATCTGAAATAATTGCAACAGCGATGAAGGTTTCTGGCGTCACCAAAATCACATTGACGCTTCCATCCGGCGATGTGACTGCGCTCTCCAGTCAGAAGATTATGCCGGGCGTCGTTTCGCTAACCTAATATGCTACTCACAAAAAAACTTGTTGGTTATTTGCATCGGGTATTTTCAAGCGACCCTGAGCAATTCCTCGCAATCCGCTTGCGCTATGACGGCGCGATGTCTTGGAAGATTGCCGATGGGATATTGACTACCTCGGTATCTGGCGGATCTGGCAGCGCACTTAATGTTGATTTAACGACGCGCACGATAGCTTCGCTGGCGTCATATTTGACGGCACAAGCTGGCTATACCGTTGAGTTCAGCATTGGCGGGGCGCAAGCCGGATTATCCGCGAGGGTTTTGCTGGATGGCGTAAATAACCAAGACAACAGCAATGGCGATCACTTGTATGCCTTCACATCGCTGATCTGGGCATACTTGGACGCGGCTGCAATTGAGTTGGCTGAGGCTAAGGCCGCCATTGTTGAAATGCTCAAACAAATGTCGGTTTCAACAAGTTCAGGCGAATACCTAGATGATCTTGGCGATCAATACGGCATCAAGCGTCTGATTGGCGAGACAGACGTAATTTATTCAAACAGAATCATCGCAAGTATCATTCGGCCTAAAGGCAACAATATTGCCATTGAGATGGCAATCGAATCGGCCACAGGTGGATTTAGATCAACAGTCGTTGATTCAGCAAGCACAACGGTATCGCAGAATATCTATCGCCACGGCACATTTCGCTATGACGGCAAATTTAATCGCAATGCTAATACGCTTAAATTCTATGGGCAGTTTGATGTAGAAGCTGGATTTGACTTGCTGTCATCTGAGGGTGTAGCTGCACTTCTTGTGCGAATTCGTGCGGCTGTAGAACAGTTTCGCGATGCCGGTACAAAGCTAAGGCAAGTCACCCTCTCGGGCGCTATTTCAGACACTGCGCGCGCCAGTTCTGATGCATCGACTATTGAGTTGACCCAAGCGTTAATGACAGACGAGTATCTTGGGGTGCGAAGCCGGCACGACGGTACCGTTTTGCGAGGTGGGTTGTCCGTCAACCAGCGGAGGATGCGCAACAGAGCAGGGTTTTACTTTGACGGCTCTGTGCGTCGCGATGAGCCTGATGGCATATCAAATAGCGCTACTGCTTTCTATGGCAATGACGTTGACCCGTCCACTCTTAATGCTAATTTGGCCTTGGCAGATAGCTGGTCGGTAGAATTTGACTATCTTGGCATAGCTCCTAGAAACGGCACGTTCTTGAGAAGTGGAGCGAGAAGTATCGGACTTGATGGCCTAAACCTATCGCTCACCAGACATGCTTACCATAATGGTAAGTTCCTGCGTAACGGATTCCCGTACTCCGGCCAAACAACAGAAACCATGTAGTTCGTTGTGTCGTGACGGCATGATTTTGCATCATGCAGGCACATAGGCACAACAATGCAAATCTCTGACTTAGCTCAAGCGCATCGCGGCATCTTCACGCTAGATATTTACCGTAAAGGAAAGCTGATCGAGCATTTTGTCGATGACAATCTGATTGTCGATCAAGGCCGGACGAATGTAACCCGCCTGCTGGGCGGGGATGGCGCGAACTTGCAGATTGCACAAATTGGGTTCGGGACTAGCAATGCGGTTGCTGCGCCTGGCAATACTGCGCTCACCAGCGCATTTGTTAAGGCAATCGATTCTCACTCATACCCATCGGCCACATCTGTTTTATTTAATTTTTCACTTGGTACCGGCGAGGCAAATGGCAAGGCGATCTATGAATTCGGCCTGCTTACCGCATCTGGGTTGCTGCACGCAAGAAAAGTGCGTGGTGGAGCGCTGATGAAAGAATCAGACCTTTATCTCGCCGGGACGTGGCAACTGCTGTATTAACTTTAAGAAGTCGAAAGGATTGGCATGGCTAATGTAACCGAATCAGCATCGTGGGATGCTGGCGTCTATCAGCTTGAAACCACAGACCCAGTTACCGGTGGGCCGAACGGTGTAGATAATGCGCCACACAAAAACTTGGCGAATAGAACGCTATGGCTGAAAGAGCAATTATTGCTGCTGCAGACTGATGTTGCCGGGCTTGACCCTGACATGCAAAACATGGTCGGAGCGGCAATCAAATTTGCCCTAGACCAAGCGGCGCTTGCCAATTCTGGAATTGAGTCTTTGCATAAGATCAGCCAGCAGCAGGGCGAGTTTACCTTGTACAACTACGGCATCGTATCCGGCGCGGTTGTATCCAAAAAAGGAACTAGCCGACTGCTCTCAATTGCTGGCGGCGTGTGCTACCTTGAGGGTCGAAAATTCTACGTTCCAGCACAAGATTCTGCATCTAGCGTTCCAGTCGGCGAAGCTGCCAGTGCAACCGTCTATGCATATCTTCAGCTTGTTAGCGAGATTCCAACGCTCAAAATCACCACTATCGCCAATCCGACACCTCCATCCGGCACAGTAACGCTCAAC